CTCGTCTTGCCCTCGTTCTCGATGAGCGGCGTGTTCGCCAGGTTCGGGAAGAACCGATGCCGCCCGTAGATCCGCGGGATCGGCGCATACTTGCGCGCTTGGTTCGATTGCCCAGTCACCGAGTAAGTCGGGCTTTCCTGCAACGGCGAGGCAACCGAGTCCGACTTGGTGTTCGCAACGCTCGGTGGCGGGATCAACGCCTGCACGAGCATCGAGCCGACCAGCGTGATGCCAAGGCCGATGACAGAAGTGGCCAGCGCCGAGCCGCCAAACAACGCCCCTGATATAATGCCCGCAGCCCAAGGTGCGATGATCGCCAGAGCAATCATGGCAACCGCGCCAAGGATCGCCCCGCCGCCCTTCCCTTGCGGCATAACGGCAAAGGTAATCCGGTCGCCGGGACGGGTCACATAGTCCAGGTCACGAACCGGCAGGCCATGATTGAGCGGCAGGATATAGCCGCGCAGATCGAGCGGGACCTTGGCCTCGTCCATCAACTCGCCGATCGTCAGCCCCGCGGGGCATTCGATCAGGAGCTTCCGATCATCGGTGAGGGTCTTAAGGCTTACTGACGTGTGTGCCATCTTAAGATCCCGACTAGCCGTGAGTACCAAGACGACACCCTTTCGATGCAGCTATCCTTCCCAGCAACCGAGTGCAGGAAGTCGTCACCGCCCACGTAAACCCCGACATGCGTCGGTTGCCCGAACATGCGGAACACTAGCACATCGCCGAACGAAGGTTGATCAATTTTGATCCATTGTCCCGACGCAATCCCATCTTGGGCAACATCGGCCAATTCCTCATGATCGGCATCCGGCCCATAGAACGCCAACGGCAACTCGATGCCCATCTCCTGCCGATAGAACAGCATCACCAGACCGGCGCAATCGACCGTATCCGGCCCTCGTGCGCTGGCCGCGTATGGGATGCCGATATATTGGGCGAGGTCGGTCACGCGGCTCGCCCATGGTTCGGGTGGAAGCCGTATTCGGCCTCGGCCTGCTTGCGGGCTGCGATCGCCTCATTCTTTGATTGGAACCGCCCGAGGTAAATGCTTTTACGGTTCACCATGATCGAAGCGTTCCAAGCGCCTTTATAAAATCGAACGCCGATCACGCCGCTCGTATTGTTGCGCCGTGTTGCTTGGTTCCGAAAATTTAGAGCGGGCGGGACGCAACGAAGGTTCTCGACCCTATTGTTCAACTTGTCGCCGTCGATGTGGTCGATGTGATATCCCGCCGGTATTGGTCCGACTTCCATTTCCCAAATGATGCGGTGCAACGGGGTCGGCTTACCTCCAACGACCTTGCTGTTGATATAGATATAGCCGTTTGGCATTAGGCACCCGGCGCGGTCGCCGGGATTTACCGGCCCGCCTTTTGCGTTGCGGCGGACTTTCCAAATAAGATGTCCGTCTCGGTATTCAAAAAACTCTTTTAGACGATCCATTTTGATACCTCCCAAGTCGCAGTAATAGATAGCAAAAGCGCATAAAATAAGTCGGCAAATTGCACAGGGTCATAGCTCCCCGCAGGGAACTGGCGAGCCATCACGTTCTGGATCTCCAACGTGAACTGGATTGACATTGCGTTGTATTCGACGCTCCGCACCTTGAGGTAATCGATCTCGCGCTCCACCAAATCGGGGAACTTGCTCGTGATCAGTTCCACCTTCACGTTCGGAGCGGTCGGCAAGCCGCGGATCAACTCCATCAACCGCCGGTCCACGTTGTCGATCGTGATGGAAACGGTCGGCGTCTTCGTCGTGTCGTCGTTCGGCAGAACCAGGCTGAATGGATACGGTTGATATGTCTTGCCACGCGATACAACCGGCTCAAGGTTATTGACGAGCAGGATCTCTGGATCACCCGGCGTCCATACGGTCAACAGGAACCAGAACGCCGCATCGGTCGACGGGTCAAAGATATGGCGCGCGTTCTGTGGGCTAATTGGCATCAGGGGAACTCCGGCAACCGTTCAAGCTTCATCGATACACGAAAGGCCGACTTCTCACCGCCCTGCACCCACTCGATCGACGGCGGCTCAGAGATGCGCCACACTTCCTCAACACCATAAGGCGTGATGACCTTCGTCGGGATCGCGCCTTGCTGGCAATTCACATTGTACCAAGTAACGAAATCATTATACTGCGTACCCTTCAACGTCACACCGACGTCGGCTTGGCGGAAGATGCCAGTGGTGCGGCGTCTCACTTTCACACTTTGGTTCTCCATTTCTGTGCGCAAAACCGTGGAGACTTGTTTCTCGCTCCACGATTGAAAGCAACCGGAGAGCGACGCAGGCCGAGCAGCAACTTGAACCGCCATATCAATACCCCTGCCGTGTTAGGCCGAACGCGCCGCGCAACGGCTTGTCATAAGTTCCATCAGAAAACCCCTTCGACACCCGCCGATCGATCATGATCTCGATCTGCTTCATGCCGTTCGGGTCTTCTTTCTCAGCAACCGCAACATCAACCGGCGCGTTATTGTTCACCGTGATGTTGACCGGTGAAGACCGCACACCGAGGTCGCCGGAGGCCGAACGCTTCAACGGAATGATCGCTTCCGGTCCCGCCTCACCCATCACGCCAAACCGCCCGCCGCTCATGCCAAACGCGGTCGGCGAACCGACAACGCCGCCGCTCGCAAAGAACTCAACGCCCTTGTTGAACGCCGCGCCGTGAGCCTTGCCGCCGCCGAACAGACCGCCGAACAACCCACCGAGGATCCCAGAGCCGCCGCCTTTGCCGCCGCCCATCAACCCTTCAAGCAATTGCTGAACCATCTTGTTCGCCATGAATTTAGCGATCGACTTCGCCATATCTTGAAGCAGCTTATCGAATGTGAGCTTGCCCTCGAATGCGGCGTCGATTATGCCGTCGACGAACTGACGGCTAAAGCCGGTAACGGCATTCTTAATTTCATCAAGAGATGTTTGAATAGAATCCGAACCGCTGATTTTTTCCTTAGCTTTATTGACCGCTTCGGCATATTGATCCCATGTCAACATGCCATTAGCTAACGCTTGATCAAGAACAAGCATAATCTCTTTGAGGTCAGCCGATGCCTTCGCGACCGGGTCAATCGAAAGCAGCACGCGCTCTAATTGATCGGCGAGTGTCTCTTGCGCCGCACCAGCACGACCAGCAGCTTCAGCGGTCCCGTTATATTCTTCTCTGATTGCTTTCATCTGAGCCGTCATCTCGGCGTAGGTAATCAATCCAGCTTTTTGAAGATTGGCAACCTTCTCCATCTCGCGGACCATCGCCGCCTGCGGATCAAGACTGTCTTTAATTGTTTGCGCTTGTTTCTTTTGCTCTTCGGTCGCTTGTTGCATTACGCCGTAAAGCTCAGACTGAGATTGCTTAGCTTGCGCAACGACTTCACTCTGCGCGCTCCATGCTTCCATGTAACTATTAGCTGCTTGGCGCGAAGTCTCAATGGTCTTATTCAACCCGCCGATCGTGGCGTCGAGCGCCTTGAAACCACCATCAATTTCTTGAAAGTTGAAAGATTTGCCAATCAAATCGCCCGCGCTATTAAGCGTGCGAATGACAGGGTTTAACATATTGGCAAAAGCCGAAGTGACGTATTCACCAAGACCCTTGATTATTTCAATGACTGCTTTTGCCATAGCGGCAAAACCCGCTTGAACAGTCTCAAGCGCGGCAGGCAAGAAATTTTTGAAGAAGTTCGTTACTTTATCCCAATGAGTTATAATGCCAACAGCCGCCACTCCCGCAAGCGTAAGAAATGCGGTGAACGGGTTCGACAAAGACAACGCTGCAACCGCTGTGGCTAACCCGCCTATAGCAACTGTCAGCGATACGGCCTTAGCCCCGTCAGGCAATCCTTCATAATATTGTTTAAACTTTTGAACGCCCGCAGCCGCATCTTCTGCAAATTTTCTTACGTTTGACAAAGCAGCCGTCAACGCATCAATGCCAGCAATTTTGATATCCGTCAGGTTAAACGCATCAGCAACTGCGGCTCCAACCTCAAATGCCTTATTTTGCATCTGGTTGAATGCTTGCTCGCTTGTGCGCGGCAACAACGCAAACTGAGCGCCTATGTTGTCGGTCGCCCTTAGCAAAGCGTTAGCCATGACCTCGGCGGAAATTTTGCCTTCTTGACCAAGCTTGCGGATCTCGCCAACACTCACGCCCATTTCTTGCGCAAGGATTTTACCGAGTTGCGGCATACGCTCCATGATTGAGCGTAGTTCGTCGCCCTGGAGCCGACCAGACGCCAACGCCTGACCGAATTGAACCAGTGCCCCGTTGATGTCTTGCATACTCGTGCCGCCAATGCGACCAAGTTTAACAAAGTTCTCGACAACGCCAGCGATCTGTTTGTTCGATGCCCCGATCTCAGTCAGGCCGATCGATAGTTTCTGAGCGGCACCGGCAACCGTATCGATCGGCGCGCCAACCGCTCCAGCAATATCCTTAATGCGGTCGAACATATCAGCCGCGCGATCGGCCGAACCAAGCAACGTCTCAAATGATGCCTTTAGAGTCTTAACCTTTTCAGCCGCCGTGACCATGTTGTCGAGCGTTGAAAACGATAAGAACGCCGTTGCCGCGCCAACAGCAGCCGCCTTAATCCCGCCAAGCGCCGAACTGATCGACGCCAGAGATTGGTTCATCCCCTTGCCCTGACGTTCAAACCGTTCAAACGCGCGGGTTGCATCGGCCATCCCTTTTTGGAATGCCGCTGACTGAAGCGAAAGGTCGACGACTAATTGGCCGAGAGGTGCGCTCATTTTTTAGCCGCCTGAATTGATTTCTGATAGGCCTTACCGGCTTCGACAAACAATGCCTTCAGCGTTTCATTCAAGACCATTTGCGTGATCTCTTCTTTGCGCTGCTCCCATACTTTTTCAAAATATGGGTTTAACGGCGGACCGCGCTTTGTCGTGAAGTCAAGAGTTTTATAATAAAAGCGGCTCATAAGACCGACACTAACATGACCCGTTTTGCGATCACGTTTAACGCCTAACGCTTTAAACAGCTTGCCGCTTTTCTTTGGCGCGGCTCGACGAAAATATGTCCTAAGCCGCGCCCCAGCTTTGCTAAGACCCGTATTGATAGCGCGGCGTTCGACATTCTCAGGGACCGTCTTAAGCAACTGCTTAAGCATGTCAGCCCCTTGAATATTGACCTTGATTTCGTCAGCCATCGCCGAACGCCTTTGCTAATTGCTCTGGGTCTAAATCCAGAAGATTGACACCGCCACCTGATTTCGTCTCTTGCCTATTCTTTTCTGCGCGCATTGCGTAGAACTGAATCCACAGATGAAATTCGGTAATCGGCATCTTTCTCCCTAATTCCCAAACCGTCATCCCAAGGTTCTCTGCCAATGTGAACAGAGAGACCTGGAACGGCGTTAGTCCTTTCCCGGCTGCTCATCCTCGAACCCGCAAGCGGCGTTCACGGCTTTGAGCAGTTTGAAATAGTTCTTGAAGGTGATCTGATCGACATTCTCACCGATCGGCGATCCGTCTTTGAAAACGAACCGTTTGACCATTTCCTTCTGAGCCTGTTTCGGGTTGGCTTCCATCATTGCCATGATGGGCTCCATATCCGAAACCATCGGCTCACGAACTTCGTATTCTCCCACTTTAATCATGGTCCTCGCTCCATTCTCCCAGGTTGAGGTCTTAGGGCGGCGGTGGGGCTGGGAGTCACCCACTTTTCGACGGCGAGACATCTAGCCGCCCTAAGTCGATTAGAACCGGTGAACCGGCTTTGAACCGAGCGATGCAGTGGCGGTGAACGCCAAACCACCATCGATCGGCAAATCATAAACCACGCTGGCGACGGTGATCGGCGCAACGATATGGCCCAACGTGCCCGGCAGTGTGATGTCGAGAACACGCTCCGTATTGTCGATTTCAGCCAAGAGAAGCTCGGCATAACCAAGGTCTTTGTCGTCAATGTAGCCGCCGAGCGTGAGAGTACCGGCAGACGTGACCACCGCAGCAAGAGAGGCTGACGGATCGCAGAACGTGCCGACGCTGACCGTGCCGGGAGTTTCCGGGTTGATGGCAAGTGACGACAAGCACAGCGTCACAAAGTCAGACGCAGGCCAATGGCGAAGTTTAGCCGTGCCAGGGATGGCTGGGATGGTGGCGCCTGTGAGGTCAGCGCCAATCAATTCGACTGTGTTAGTTGCTGCGCCGACAACCGTTCCGGCAATAAAATATTTGCCGTCGAGCTTGGCGATGTTCGTGCCAAGCACTTGCACCACGTCGCCCTTTACAATGCCGGTCGTCGAAGCGACCGTCACAACGGAAGGCTTAGCCGCAGTGACGCCAGAGATTACGGCATCCGTAGGCGTGATGCCGCCCTTGGAAAGATGTACGGAAATACCGCGAGAAGAAGATGCACCCATCGGGAGGCTCCTGTTACCTATAGAAACGATATTCGATGCCAACGATTACTCGGTAGGTTCGATCGGCTGAACCGTCCGAATATTCGTCTGGCGGTTGCTTTCCCAAAATGACGAGCCTCCCAGTCGCATCATTTTGAGACACTAAATACGCCGCGGCAGCTTCTACTGCCGAAAGAGCCGCCGCGTCTCCAGTCCCAGGCTGCGAAGATACGATCACGTCAACGACGCCTTCTTCGGCACCGTCACCGCAGAAAGATAATACCTCCGCGAATTCCGCATTAAATTCGTAAGTCACCCAAACCGGATCGGTCGGGTTCTGCTCAGAGTTCACTGTCTCGTAATACGGGACGCCAAGGCTCGCCGTATGAGACCTGAACCAGTTGCGGACATAGAGCGAGCTCATATCACTTGCCCTTAATGTAAACGCGATAGCCGATCAGCTGCGCGTTCAAATGAACCGGCGCAACATTCTCGGCGATGTAAACTTCAGTGCCTACCGTGAAACGATCGAACTTCTCCGGCGCGCCCGTTAAGCCAGCCGCCTTGATCGTGATGATCCTGGCACCGATGCCATACGACTGGATCAGCCCCGTATCCTTATCATCGGCGATCCGCATCCCGCCAACAAGGTTAGCCGTCGCGCTCGTCTTGGTATGCGTCCACACCATAGGAATGCCGAGCGTATCAATCGTCCGCTCATACTGGGCCTTCATGGTTGCGAACAGCGCAGCGCCTAGCATGTCACCCTCTTAAAACAAGAATTTGGATGTCGGTGCTGTCGGCAACCGGCTGAGACAAGAATGTCATGTTCCGCGTCCTGACAGTAAACCCAGCAGCCGCATCGCCAGCGGTTTTTGCAATACTAAAGTTTTCAGACGCCGACAGAACCACATTATCAGTTGCAGCCCCGCCCGTAACTGAAACATTAAATGTTCCCGCTGCTGTTCGAGTGACTGTCATACCTGATCCAGAAACCTTTTTAAAAGTTCCGCTAGAAAAACTCCCCACATAACTAGCAACAATAACATCGCCAATGCGAATAGGTGCATCAGTAGCGTTGCCGATAAACAGAGTTCGATCGGCGACATTTGCCGCAAGCTCCCCGTAAGGCAATTTCGCAGGGACATGACCAGCCGTTGCGCTACGTTTAATCCGAACGATGTTGCTCATTCGTTACGCTTTCCATAGCCGATAAGGTTCAAGGAGATTGATTGCGATGTCCGGTATAATTCCGCCAACCCCTGCGCCACCATTGCCAGACGATTTGCCAGAACCCTCCATGCGGATCGTCCCAACATCCGGCACCGAGATTGAAGTGATAGCGCCAGAACCGCTTGTTGAAGAACCGCTGGTAGGTTGAAGCTCGGTCCAGACGTCATCAAATATCGCCCAAAGCGCAAGTTCTAGGTCTGCTGGCAATACTCTATACCCACCAGCATAAGTCACGGTTGCGTAATCAGACGAAACTTGATGGCCAAACTGGACTTGACCGACTGAATGATGAAGGCGGTAGTTGATGGTATTCGTAAACCCCGTCACAGTTGAAACCTGCTCAACGGGGTAACGGGGAAGCTGAAGTGCTTCCCCCATGAAATAATAGAAGCTTGCGGTCTCCGCCTTGTAGAGAAAGGCGCGATCGCAATAACGCTCAGCAATCGCTAGCGCCGTATCGATAGCGACTTGAACCATTGCGTCTGAGGAAGACCCAGACAGGTTCAATCGCGCCTTTGCTGCTACAAGATCGAAGGCCATTAGAACAACCCGCAGTCAATCGTGAAGTTATCAATCGCGCTCTTTGCGGCATCAGAGCCGTCGAGGCGAACCAGCGGATTTGTCGGGGCCGACCCCGTCGCAACGTTCATCGTCACAACCGCAGTGTTTGTCATTGAACCGCCCGCGAGAGGCAGATACGCTGACAAATCCGCCGCCATCGAGACCGGATGGAATGTTGTGCCGTCCGAAATAAGCAGGTCGCCATTTTCGAGCTTGGCTGCACCAGAAGAGATTTTTGCCTGCCATGATACAGACGGCGTTGTTCCTGCGCTTGTTGCGCCAGTGACATTAACCGTACCAAACGAACCAGCCGGAGGCATCGTGCTGGGTGCTGTGCTGCTAATATCGTAATTACCAGCATAGGTAATCGGCGAAATCGTCAAAAAGCCTGCGTCGATCTTTCCGGTCGCGTTCAGCCGAACGATATGGTTCGCATCATTTGCAGGGGTGGCATCAGGGGCAACGACCGTATAATCACGCAGGCTCTTAGCGTTGATCGATTTGGTCGTATCAGTACCCGCCAGGATATCCGCAGCCGTAGCAAACGCAGTCGCCGAACCGAGCGAAGTCCAGTCGCCGTCAGCGGCACCATTGCCGGTCTTAATATACGCCACGCCGCCATAAGCAGCGATAATGATCGGATCAGTCGGCTTTATTGCCAGTGCTGTCCATGCCGTGCCAATGCCCGTTGCCGAACCTATAGAGCCGCCAGGAAGAGAGACGTTACCGATCGTCGGTGCGGCAGCTGCTGGGTTGAGTCGACGCCATCCACCGGTCGTGAATGCCCACAACTCAGGAGTGTTCGCGCCAGTGTCGAAGTTGATCGCGATTTCGCCATTCATCGCTCCGATTACACCAGGAGCCCCAGCACCAGTACCGCCAGCCTGACGGTGTTTTACAATAAGTTTGTTGGACATTAAAAAGTCCCTCCTTCAACGATGTCAGACCATACGGGAGCGTATGGGGCGGTGATCCCAGATTTCATGATCATGTCCGGCCCTGCTGCGGCCGGAAGAGGCGAAGGCGTTGTCGACGTGATCCAAACGTTAGAAGCCGTCCAAACTTTTAAGACGTTACCAGCAGACGTATCGAGCCAAGCAGTTCCTGGCGTCGGTGAAATAGGCGCAGTCGCGCTAACGACAACCGGGAAATCTAACGATCTGATCGGACTAGAAGGAAAAACATCAGCTGCGCTCATTAGCTCCTCCTAGCGCGTTAAGAAGTTTGTGTTTGGGTCTGATCAATACGCACACTGAACATCACCATCAGTAAGAGAAGCTGCGGATTTCTTCGATAGCAAAGTGTGGGTAATTTGTGCCTTCTGCGGCGGCCAGTAGGACCATACCCAAATCTGATCCACTTGGCGGGCGGATGCTCCAATGACCGTTTGACCAACGATCTGCAGTATCGAGTCCGCTAATTTTCAACTCGATAAACGGCCCCTGACTTTTAGTGTTACCGAAAGTCGTGATGAGCAATTCAATACAAAGGTTTTGACCATTCTTCCATTTGTTGCTAGAGGGCCAAAAAGCCAGCTTGTTGTTTAAGACAGTCCATCCGCGATGGCTTTGACAATCTTGCTGGCTTGAGTTTGACCCGTCGCCAACAGTCGGATTGACTTGATGGATAGATGCTCCCCACACACTGAAGTTGGCTCCTGCTGAAATTTGCGTGGTCTGATCAGCAAGGAAAAACTCCAGAGTGATGGCGGTGTCTGATGCTGGCCACATATATCCGCGCATCGTGTATTTTACGTTGTCGGCAATGTTGCGAATGTGTCCGTCTTGGTTGATGCGAGTTACAAGCGCCGGGCCTGTACGCACCCAACGCCCATTGTTGTCAACCGTCAGCGAACTCAACTGGTCTGTCGCTGTTCCCGGCGAAGGCAGCGGGTTGTTTTCCGCAACCCACACGCCAGAGCGAGCAACGATGATCTGCCCATCCGTGCCAACCGCAGGAGCGCCAGCACCGGGGAGGCCACGAGGACCTTGAGCGCCCCCGTCGATACCTTTGACGCGGATGACCCACCGAACCAACATGTGGTCGGGAGTAGTTTCGCTGTCGCCACCGGCAACAGTGACATGCAGCGTATGGGTGTGACTCCCGTCCATAGAAGTCCACGGAGAACTTGGCGTGGACCCATCGAAATTGGCAAGTTCTCTGTTAGACGAGTGAGTGCTTAGATCGCCCCACGTTGACCGACTACCATCACTCCAAACCGGCACTTCGCTGTCGTGCCTGTGCTGACCAGCCGCATCAGCCGTCGCCGTCGCCGTGAACGGCGCTTTCGGCATACCGGTTTTCCAATCGTGCTTGGACCCCAGCGCACCGGTCGCTTTGCCGCCGTCGCCACGCAGAAAGTACCCGCGCAAATCTGGCAGCGCAAAAGTCGTCACGCCATCCGCAGCGGTGCCGCCGTTGTACTTGGAGCCGATGACCGCAAACAGATCCGGGTACGCAGCAACAGCGACGATCTGCCCCTTACACTCCAGATAGGAGTCAGGGATGGTGTCCGCCAGCCACGGAATGATTTCACCTACGCCATTGCGAGCAGACGCTCCGGTCGAGGCAGCGGTGCTGGCGACCTTAACCCAGCGACTGCCGGTCGCGGGAGGGGGCAGCGGTTGCCAAGAATAAATGGCCTGCTTCGCTTCAACGAGATGAGACTCTGCCGTGCGCGGTGTCTGATACTCCCACTGGCCGCTTGTCCAGATGGCGATGTCGTTGGCGTGCGCTGCCCAAGCACCAGCCGGAGCAATACCAACAATGTACGCGGCTTCCTCATCGGGGTTGGTAGGAGGCGTGTTCAGAATATCAAGAACAGCAATGTCGTGCGCAAACCCGGTGATAATGCCGTCGAGGCGGGTGTTGATTTCCGCCTTGGTGTAAGACGGGTTTGCCTGCTCAGTCCAGGTGCCGTCGCCGACTGCGACAAGCAAGTTGCCCGCAGCGGGACTTGCGGATTCGGTGACGTCCGTCAGCGCACCCAGCGTGGTGGCGACTGCGCGAGGAACCCACGTTGACGTGGTCGCGTTGTACGTCAGCACCTGACCTTCAGTCGGGTTGGCGGTCCGCAGATCAACGTCGGTGAGTTTGGAAAGCGAACCCTTGTTGAAATCAAGCGCCGTGGAGGTCGTGCCGCCAGTGATTGTTGATGTCGTGCGACCGCCAGCAGCGGTACCTGTGAACTGCGTCAATACCCCCGTTTGAAGGTCAACGTAGATGTCCCCGGTCTGCGGCAGGAAAGTCTGCGGGTTGGGTATCGTCCCGGTCGGCATGCCGAAATTGTCGGTGGCCGAAGCGACCTGCGCCGCCGTCCATGCGCCGTTACCCATGTACATTAGCGGCTGCGTGGTGCTGCCAGGCTCCCAACGAGCATTAGCCGCGCTCCACATAGGAACCTGACCACCCGTAGCCGTCGCAAGCTGGGCCGTGTCTGCAAGTTCAGACAAACGACCAACAGGCGTGATGTCCGTCCACTTGTTCGCAGCCGGAGCCATCGGCGTCGTCACGGTAATCGTGACGCCCTGATCAGCCGTTGCGGTGAACGGATTGGTAGAAGTCAGCGTGACACTGTTACCCGCCGCCAAAGTGGCCGTGCCAAATGCCTGAACCGCAGGATTGAGGTTCATTGCATCCTTGATGCCGACAGCCAGCTGGCTGGCAGGGTGATTGGCAGCGACGACCGTGTGGTTGAACGTGACGGGAGCGCCACCGCCCACAGGCGTGAACACGAAATGGATGACCGTGCCGTCCACAAGCCCGTCTGGCATGCCGAAGGTGATGGCTGTTCCGGCGCCGGCGGGAGGAGCAGCAACAGCAGCGCCTGGAGCGGCATCACCAGCAATCACGTTAGCACTGGAGATGTAATAGTGCAGGCCCGAAGTCGGCGTCGGCTGATAGCGGACGATTGAGCCTTGCTCATACGAACCATCGGCCCAGACGTTGTGGCCGAAAACCGACCGCGCCCGCGCCATCGAGAGCGTATCGCCGTGGATCACAACGTAACCGTAGCGAGGTGCAGCAACCGTTCCAAGATTAGCAACCTGCAGCCAGTCACCGGGAGACAGCAACGTGCCGTCTACGTTTGAAACTGCTCCGCCGATCTCAGAAGCCCCGATCGTATGGCTGCTGCCGACGAACACAAAGTAGGTGCCAAGGTCGGTCGCCGTCAACGCGGTTTCAGCCGCGAGGCTGTTGAGCGGAGTTGTTCCCACAACAACGGAACCCGTCTCAACCACGGTGCCACGGAACGACCGCGACTGAGCGATAAGACTACGAATGTTAGTTTCGGAATAAATCAGGTTCCAGTTGCCTGCGCTATCAACAGCCTTGATCTCTTTAGCGTTGTTTTCAAGCGTGTACTGAGTTGCACCAGTCGGGCGAGGGTTAGTCGCAAGGACTACGTCAGGATCGGCAACAAGATTCTTGGTGTCGGCACCACCGCCAGCAGCGGTCTTAGCATTTGCGAACGCCGTCCAGTTTGTGCCGTCGTAATAATAGACACCGCTGTACTGCGCGTTTGTTCCGGTGCCGGGATCGACCACGGCAAACGTCCCTTGCCGAGCCGCGACACCAGCGTTGAGCGCCGCGTACTGCGCCGTCAGAACCTGAATTGGCGTCTGGCCCACAGTAGCCACACCAGCCACCGCCGCCGCCGCAAAGTGCGACACGATTGGGGCTGCGGTGTTAGCCGCGGCTTCCCACCGGCTAACCGCGCCATTATAGGTCAAAACCTGTTTGTCGGTCGGAGACGCCGCCGAAACATCGGAAAGATCATTCAGAACGCGCGGGATTACCGCAGTCATGTCTACGATACGCGACCACGTTCCGCCCGCGTTGCGCCAGATGCCCGCTTTTGAATTATCAGCGCCCGCAGTTTCGTCACGTTTCACAATGACAACGTCGCCGTTCTTTGGGGCTGGGGTAAAGAATGAATTTAATTTAGCGTTGTCATCCGCACCAGCTGCCGCGTTCAGCGCAGCAGTGTTGTTAACGGGCTGAATAACAGTCCCCGCATTGGCGTCGACATAAGCGCGATTAACAGCATCTCCAGAGCCATAAGCGCCAGGACGCGGCGGTGCAAGATTTGAAATCCGGTGGTTGACCATGTTAATATCTTGCGATGCAAGATAATTCCACCCGCCACCGCCACCGCCACCGCCGCCACCACCGCCGGAATAAACCCGACGCCATTCATCCTCGATGAAATCGCCGCGCGTTTTCTGCTTTGCGATCCAGAGCGACTTGTTAAACCGCACAACGTCGCCGGTCGAGTAGGACCGACCATAGACGTATTGACCCATGAACGAGCGGAACGGCGTGCCGCCCTCATCCTCGATCTGTTGGGCCTGCGCTTCTAGGACATTCAGCGTTTTCGCGTGAGCAACGGCATCGATATAATCGTCTAGTCCTTCAACGTCAGCCGTCAGAACCTCGCCGTCAGACATGGCAAGGTGGAAGCCATTTGCGTCGGCTTTGATTGCGACAATCGTTTGACCGTCTTTACCGTCTGCGCCGCGCTCGCCCTGGTCGCCTTTTGCGCCGCGCTGCACGAACATGCGGCCTTTGCCGTTCCACCAAATGAACGCCGAACCGCCATCGATATAAAGATCGCCGTTCTCGTAAGTCGCGTCGGCCTTTTTAAGACCCTTCCACTCAAACCCGAACGAGCCAACCCGCTCCCAATCGCCCGACTTCCCAGGCTCCGCAGCCGTGTCAGTAACTGCCTTGTAGACTTTACCGATCGCGGTCGTGACATACACGCCCTCGCGGTAAACACCCGGCTCCCAAGCCTTGGTGTTAAGCCCTAACCCATCAACGCCATCACGACCGTCAACGCCGCGATCGCCAGCGTCGCCCTTTTCACCGCGCGGCAACTCAACTTCGATCGACTGACCATCGGTCAGCTCAATCAAAGCGCGACTTTCGCCTTCAAACTGCTTGATCGCCGCAATGCCGACGCCGTCCGCGCCATCAGCACCGCGCTCACCGTCTGCGCCGTCTTTACCATCCGCGCCACGTTCACCCGGTGCGCCAGGATCACCCTTTTCACCGCGCACGATTTCAACAAATTTAGGGTCGGCCTTGATCACCTCGGCAACAGCCGACGGGTCGGCGTCTTTACCGTCAGCGCCGTCTTTGCCAGCCTGACCCGGTTCGCCTTGCGGCCCAGCCTTTAGCTCAATCGCGGCGATCTGTTTGCGAACGTCGACAATCTCATCGACCAGCGGCTCAAGGATCTCGGTGATCTTCTTCTCGATCATGCTGCGGCCTTTTTCGTATAGATCAAATGAGCGACCAACGTCTTGGTCACATCAACATCAAAATCTTTTTCGGGTGGCTGTTCAGCAGGCTTAGGTTCAGCCGGGGTCGGTTCAGCCGGTTTAGGCTCGGCCGCTGCATTCGCTCGGTCAATTTCAGCATCAAGCACGTCACCGATTTTATTAAGCGGGACCATCTGGCGCTGAAGGTACGCCGTATCCCCGCCTTCGATCGGCCCAAGCCCTTCGCGAGCACGCGCTTCCGTTGGCGTCATCAAGCCGCCCTGGACGGCTTTCGTCAGGCCATCAATGCGGCCTGCGAAGTCGGTGCGGAGCAAAGCAGCCGTATCAAGCTCGATATATTCGCTCGATCCATTCAGCCCAAACAGCCGATCGAGCGCCCGCTCAATATGCTCGAGATACGAGCCGAGCGACATCGACAAAAAATGTTGAACCAGCGTTTCGGCGTTGTTTAGGGTTGCGTGAGACAGGTCGCCAACCAACGGCGGCGGGACACCGAACACGCGGCAGATATCCTCAAGCGACATGCGCTGCGCCTGGACAAGCTCAGCATCCTGCGACGAGATCGACAACGGCGAGAACTTCAAGCCGCCACCAAGCACCGGGATGCGGCCCTGCGCCATGCCCTTCGACTGTTCATCGAACGCCGCGCGCAACTGGGTCAACTGCTCGCGGTTGAGAACCGTATCAGTCGACAAGATCCCGCTTGGCCGGTTCATATTGTTGAAAAACACCGCCTGCGACTTTGACAGAGCGACGTTGATCCCGATCGCCATCGCCGCAGCCTTGATCGGGCTTTCGCCAATCAGCGGATGACGCGGCGTATGGAACTTCAAATGCAGAACGTCGCGAGCCGGTGCGATGTAATCCGTACCACCAGGCGCAAGAGGAGAAGAACCGATCGCGTAAAAGACTTCGCGGGTTTGATCGTCAACCAACGGCGAGCACGCGCCCCGCGGCAATGGGTGAATCGACTCGACCTCGTTGCGGTTATTCCGCACAACAATCGCAAACGCCTCGCCGTCAAACAGCGCCATTGCGACCATGTTAAGCAAAAAGTCGGGGGCTGTCTGATAGCTATTCGGATTACGCATAACGCGGAACGCCGCGCTCGTCGTCACGTCCGTATAAGAACCGTCGCTCACCCGAACATGCCGCGGATAGCATTGCGAGATCGAACGAGCGATCACCATCGTGCAAGCATAAACCGCCGGAACGTGCGCCGCGTTATAATGGCCGATATCGAGATTGCGCTGCCAACCGTCGCCGATCGACTCAATCCCGTAAAAATTGCCGAGCTCGCCGCGACCGGAAAACGGACCGCGCCAAGAACCCTCGACACCAATCAGCGATTTTACGCGGTCCAGAAAACCCATGATCAAGCCTCGCCAGAGGCTTCTTCAGCGCGAACTTTTGGAGGACGGCCAGGACGCCGCTTTTCTCCGCGCATATCAATGATAGGCGTCATGTTGCGGGTCATATAACCCTGCGCCCGTTCTTCGTCCGTCACTTCTTCATAAATGCCGGTATGAACTTTGTCTTGAACCGCTTCACCGTCGCGGACCATACGATCGGCTTCGGCATGAGTGATCCCGAATGCGCGGCGACCAATCGGCGTATTTTTCATGAGAACAGGCATACCAGTCTCCATAAAGAGGAGAGAGCGGGACGTTTGCCCCGCTCTCATTATGCTCACCAGGTGATCGAAGTCGTTTCCTGGACAGCCGTCGAGCCGCGCAGGAGAGCCCAGCTCGTCGGTGCAATCATGCGAATGCCGACCGAATACGTCTGCCAGAGCGAACGGGTCTGCTGACCAACCTGAGCCGCGCCGGTGGAACCAGCCACCGCGATACCCGAGTTGACCGGAACCTGACCAGCCGTGCCAACAGCGCCGATTGCAGCCTGAGCAGCGGTAGCAGCCATCGTCGGAGCCGTGCCGTTAGCGTTCGCTTCAGTCACAGTCGCGACATCCGAAACGTCGAAGATCGGCGTATCGAAAGCAGTCGCAAATGTCGAAGCGTCAACCAAGATGGCCGTGCTGGCCGGAACATGCTGAGACGAGATGACTTCGACGCCGAGCAAGCGACCGGCAGCGATTTCATCAGCGAAAGCACGCTGGCCGAGCGGGTTCATCATCAGCGAAAGGCTGAGACGGTTTGCAGTCGGAATAATCAGCACCGGACGAGCGCCCAAGCGAGCAGCCGTCATGGCATTGATCATTGCCTTCATGTCAGCCAAAACCGCAGCTTCGCCGCCGCCAGCCGTACCGGCAACGCCAGTCACGTTGTTGAGCAGACCAGCCGGACGGACACCAGTAACCGCCGCAGCGTTGCTGAGCAGAGCAGCGTCAAGCACTTGAGCATAGGCTTCAGTGAGCGCGTCACGGAGCAGACCTTCGATCTGCGGCGTGGAACGGTCAGCCAATTCACGGGTGAACGTGGTGATCGCCGCCAGCTTGTAGCGGTTGAGTTTGGCCGAGCCAAAGCTGAATTGCGTCAGCGGGATGTTACCAGCTTCACCCACCCATGCCGGTTCCGTCAGCGTGGCGCCGAGCGGGTTGCGCATCGGGACAGTAATGCTGTCATAACCGCCAAAGTTAAGACGCTGAGAACGAGCCGCGAGCTCAGCCGCAACCGACACGGTACGCAGAGTATCAAGGAAGCCCTGGATATCCGTGCGAACCAGCTCAGACGCCCAGCCGGTGACCGAAGTCATAGCCGGGTTCACAACCGACTTCTGCACATAGTCGATGGCGGCGGGAAGCTGGTCGTTGTCTTTATAACGCTCGGCAAGCACCTGGCCGACTTCCTTGCGCTGCGAGAACGCAATGAATTGAGCCGTAGCCATCTTCCAAAGAAGATCACCGTTGCCTTTGCCGTCCTTCTTCATCTGCGGGACAACCGCAGGTGCAGAAACCGGAGTAGCGCGAGCGGCGAGAGCGGCTTCGGCCTTCTTCAGAGCTTCGACGGTGTTAGCGTTCTTCTCGACGATCGATGCAAGTTCTTCGACCTGGGCGAGGAGAGCTTCTTCATCGGGAGCGGCTTCGAGGGCTTTCGTCGCTTCGACGAGAGCGTCCTTATTCTTCAAGAGTTCGGCTTCAGCGGCCGACACGCGATCAGCGATTGCCATGATCATTTCCTCAGTGCGCGGTTAGCCGCAAGCGTCGCAGCCTTGGCGCGTTGAATGGTTTCGATGGTGGGATTGCCCGAGCGGGCGGACTCCGGTTCGCCATCGATGACTGAGGCGAGGCCGAAACTTTTAGCGATCTGAACGGCGCGGGGATGTGCCGGTACGGAGACGATCGAACATTCCAGGAGCTCGATCTCTTTGAAATGGAACCCGCCGCCCTTGTTCGGCTCGCCCTTGCCGCGGAAACCAATCGACGCGGAAAGCGGAACGCCGTCGGCGATCAACTGCTTAACCATCGATGCAAGGTTAGTGCTGGCGAACTTAATATAACCGGTTAACTTGTCGCCTTCGGCGGCGAGCTTCTCCCAGGCGCCGACCGGCCGATCGGGGTCATGCTGCCAGAGGGCGATCAATCGCTTCGTTTTGGAGACGACAGCTTTATAAGCAGCCGGTTCGATCGTGTCCTGCACCCGATCCGGCGTTGCGGCGCTCATTACAAAGCGCGCGTCGAATTCGGTATCAACCGCTTTTTCGATTGTGATCGGAAGGCTTTTCTCGATCATAAGGGCGGGTCTCCGGTTTCGGGACCGGAACGCCGTCGCCCTTAGTAGCTTCACGAACGGATTTTGGCGGTCTATTTCGTGCCATTTTAGAGGGCTAGCACAAGTCAGCG